AAGTTTTTTAGATGCTTCTGCTAGATTATCAGTTGCTTGCTGCAAGGCAGCCTGTTTTAGTGCTAGGACATCACGAACTTTTTTAGACCTTGTGATGTAAACATCATCAAGTCCAGCATTAATTTTGGCATTAACAGACTTAAGTTCATCTTTAAGGTACTTCATTGATGCAGTCATAGACTTAGGGGCACCAGTGGCAGGGTCAAGAACCATGCCAACCTTAGAAAGTTTTTGTTCTTGAATTTTACCTAGTAAAGATACACGAGAGTCGTTTAACTCCTGTAGACCAGCACGTTTTATAGCAGCCTGTACAGATGCTGGCTGCTGAGCAATCGCTCCTTCGGTAATTGCAGTGTTAAGCGCATTACGTTGTTCAGCAATTTTTGCAAGCACCTCATCAAGTTCTTGAGCAGCAATTTTTTGCTTTGCCAGTGCGTCAACAGACTCACGAGCAGGTAGGTTTGCACGAGCAGTTGCTTCTTTAGTGGCATCAGCAAGAGTAGCAGATGCTGACCTGCCAGCAGAAGTTGCTTCGTTTAAGTTATTGGTGGCAATTTTTTGGCTACGTAACGCTACTGCTTTACCTGTTAATATGGTTGGGTCAATTTTAAAGCCAAGCCAAAAATCAAGAATACCGCTTAGTATTTTATAAGCATTGTCTTCTGGGTCAAGTGTTGTAAGAGAGGAAACTATTCCACGACCAGGAGTGTAGAAGTACTCTTGACCAGTCTTTGCAGAACGAACACGTGCAACACGTGAGGATAGCGCTTCTTTAGTTGCGTATGCTTCTCCAGTTGGAATAAATCCAGTACCAACACCTAAGCCTTCATTTATATTTTGATAACCTAGTGTGTTTTTGTATATACGTGTAAAGTCAGCAGCGTCTTCTCCACCTATAATAACGTTGTCAGGGTCAGTAAATCCGTTAGCAGGATTTTCGTTTCTGTTTACATAACCATCAATCTGACGAATGGTGTTAGTTGCTAAATCATATCCAGTAATAAGTGGGGTTAAGAAAGTACGTGAAGAGCGTTTAACTCCAGCGAACCAAGCAGCATCATCTTCATCTTGTGGTGTTGCTGTTTGTGAATCTTTGTTTAAAGCCGCTAGGTAAGCAACATAATCAATGTTATTCATCTGAGCATCCGCACCTTCGTACGGCTTGTTTGCTAAAACGTTAGTCTTACTTTCGTTTAAGAATGTTTGCATGCGTGATGCTGCACTTACTGCGTCTCCACTTGCTCCACTTTTTGCAAGACTTAAAGCAATGTCTGGATTCTGTGGAAAACTTTCAGCCATTCTTGACAAAATAATTGGCAGGTCTGTCTGTGAGTAAATCTTCTTATACTCATTTATTAAATCTTCTTGAGCATACTCTTTAGTGTAAAATGGGTTGACATCGCTAGGTGCCCAATTCTCGTAAGTAAATAAAGTTCCCTTGGGCTTAAAAGGATTTTTGTTTTTAGCCACTAGCGACCTTCGTTTTCCAAGGCATTAAGAAGTACAAGAAGAGAGGGATTTGGGTATAAAGAATAGGCTGCACGAATTTGTGCGGCAATGTCATCTGTCTGAACTGGCATAACAGTTGGGATGTTACTTCCAGGACCAAATGGCATACCTGCGGTAGTTGGTTCTTCTGGTCGCCCTGTTGGGTCAAACAACCCAGACATTGGTTGTTGAGTTGGTGCAGCAATAGGTGCTCTTGAAACTGGCACAGAAGGAATCTGTGACTGTGGTACCTCACCTGATTTCATGGGATTCATGTCAGTGCGCTCTGAAAGACTTCCAGGACCTGATACTGCCTTGTTCTCACTATTGGTACGCACTGAGCGTAGTCCACCTCTTGGCATTACTGTCCTCTTTCAACTATCTGGATTTTTCCATTAGTATTAATATCAAATTTTTTAGCAATCTTCATTGCTTCTTGCAGTGTTGCGCCATGTGCAATAGCACCAAGTGCATAGGAAGCACCAGTACCTATTCCATAAAGACCAGTACTTGTTTCAAGTACAGCGTAGTTACCTGCCACATGAAATACCCTGTCTTTTAATCCGACTAAGAATACAAAGTCTTCATCTTCTTTTAAAGTAATACCAGTGTCTTCATGTTGTTTTCTCATTGCGGTAATAAACTTAGACACCATAAATATGTAAGGTTCTGAACCGTCATACTTTGGTGGTTGCCAACCGTACAAGATAACATCACAGCATCGTGAGTTACCTGCACCTGCCATTACGTACTCATCAACCTCAACAATTTTCTTCATACTTCTATGTTGATAAGGTCGTTCGGTATCTGTAACTTGTGCATCGGCAGCAAAGGTAAAACCCTTACTGTCCTTGATGGCAATGATGGTAGTCATTATCCACCTAGTCGGGCTAATATTTCCTGGATGTTTGGTGGAGGGGTTGCCCCAGGGGATGCTTCTACAGGAGCACCACCCATAGTATCGGGTCCTTGTGCTGCGACTGGAAGACCCTCGCCTGGGGCGGCTTGTGGGATTCCTGGAATTTCTGGTGCAGGTGGTGCTGGAGGCGCAGGTTCTGGCTCTGGTTTCTTAAACGCATCCATAACCGAATCTTCAACACTCTTACCGCTACGGCGATTATCAATAGTCTGAGCAATCTTCATTACAATTTCTGAAGGGTCTTGACCTTGAGCAGCCATCTGCGGTATTGCCGTTGAGGTTGCACTTAATGCTCCCATTAATGCGTTACGCATTTTTTCAATGTCAATGCGCTCAATCTCCTTGGATACGTTTACGTTCCATGGAAGTTCCTGCATTACAAACTCTTGCGAGATTAAGTTTGCTTGCAAAGCCTGTAGGCTAAAGATAAGGGCACGTGATGGGTCAAGTCCCGACATAAGACCGTAACGTACCTGTACACTGTAATCAGCCTTGATGTCTTTTTCTGGGCTGTATTTCAAAACATATGGTGCGCCGTTGTAAGTCATCTGCGTTGACTTCTCACCAGAGAATAACTTTTCGTCCATCTCTAGGGCTAGAGCCATTACATCTTGTAATGCCTCGGCAAGGATTTGCTGACCAGCCTTAATTTGAGAATCAAAGCCACCAAGAAGTGCTTGAACACCAGAACCCGTAATTACGGATGCGTTGATGTTTCCTGAGCGACCTTCTGGGTAACGAGCACCCATACGCATTTCTTGTTCAAGTATTGCTTGTTCTTGAAAAGCGCCAGGTGGGATTTCTAAACCAACACGGCGAACACCTTGTGGGTTGGCAGTACGCATAACTGCATCAGGACCAAATGCAAACTCTTGCATGTCCTGCGGAACAACCATAGGTGCGTTAACTGATTTCTCAGCAGCATCCATGGCAAGAAGGCTAAAGCGAGCACGGGCAATCTGTGCCCAGATAACATCGTCAAACTGACCACGTGGGTCTTCTGTGTCAATGCCTGGACGCTTAGCAATACGCACACTTAGTTTACCAAGTAGGTTTTTTGCTTTACGAAGAGGAAGGTTTCCTCGTTGTGGAAGGAACAAGATTACTTGTTCTTTATCTTCGTAACGAATCAAATCAAGTAGAGTGCTGAGGTCGTAGTTTCTACGCTCTTCTCCACCAAGGATTTGGCGTTCGTACTCTGGGAACTCAACAATAAGTTCACCAATAGATTTCAGGTAGCGCTTGCTATATGAAACACATCGTCCGTAGCGGTCATATTCTGGGTAAGCACCCAATGGGTTTTCTACACGAATGCGTGGCATACGAGCCTCAAAGTCAGGCTCTACAACAAACGGCAGGAAGGCATAAGTATTATACCAGTCTGCGCCTGTATACATCTGAGTTTGTAACCCAGAAAATTCAACGTAGTTGTTGACAATCATGGAACGCAAGTCAGCGTTCTTTTTTGCCCTGTCAGATGTTACGTCAGGTGTCTGGCAGTTAAAGGATGGTAACGGTGCTAGAACTTCAGCCAAGTCACGAGCAACAACGTCAACGAAGTTGGCAATCATTGGCTTAGTCATGCCCTCTGGGAACATGTCTGGGTATACGGATACCATGTCACCACGGCGTACGGCTGTTATGTCTGCCATACGTTGGTCACGGACTGAGTATCGTTGGCGAAGGTATAGTACCTTGTCAGCGACCTGTTCCATAGAGAGTGCCATTGGTATCCTTAAAGATAAGTTGTATGTCGTTCCATTGCCAAATCATCAAGATTGACAACGGCTTGCTGCGCCATTTGGCGCTGGGTAACAAAGCGACTTGTTGCGTGGTAGATTTGAGTTCCTGAGTGCTGAATCATTTCCTTGGCTTTAATCTCGCAGAACCACAGAGCCATCACAACGTCTGTAGGGTTACGAGTTCCAGGCTTCCAAGTAATCAACTGATTGATTAGAGCCTTGATACCCTCGTGGTACTGAGGGTCTGGTAGTTCAATGAGGTTATCTCGGTTGTGCTTAGCGCCACCCATGGTACCAAACAAGCCTTGCATAGCAGCCACACCAAAGTCGGTGTCCCACTTGTTCTTGCCAGTGAAGTGACTAGAGAATCTAACACCCTTATTAGCCAGGTACTGGCGGAACTCTTCGTCCACTTCGTACATCTTCTGGTGGGCGTTGATTTCAATACGCAGTTCTACTGGCTTATAGGTGTTAATCCAGTCTTCAATGATTGCACGAATCTTGCCAGGAGTTGGGTCTGACATATTGTAGGCATCTAGGACTAGACGTTTAGCAGACTGACGGTCTACAGCGTAGACAACTAGCGCAGTCTTTCCTGCCATAGCAGGGTCCATACCAATTAAGGTTACCCATTGTCCGTCTCGTGGATGTCCAGCCGCTCCCACACGGAGAGGACCAGGTTTACGCATACGATTAACACAGGCGTTAACAATCGCTGGGTTAAAAATCGCATCATCATCAATATCCTGTTGTTGGTAAACTAGTGCCCATGTTGAGGCGGTTACCTCACTACGTCTTGTAAAGAGTGCTGGTCCGTCCCACTTCTGGTAGTAACCATCTTCATCTGGAACAGCGTCATCGTCACCATCCCATGGACGGTCTGAGCGCTCCCAGAGAGTAACCCACTTCTTAGGGTCATCGTGTACCTCTAGGACTGCTGGCATGGCAAGGCGTGTAAACGGGCTTGCCCCACCAGACCAGTGTTCTGGGTTACGAAGTTCTCGGTATAAATCTACAGCCCCGATACGGGTGCCTACTATAAGTAACTTGCCGTTCTTACCTAGACGGGTGATTACTTCCTTCTGAAGCCAATCCAACTGCTTCTCCCACTCGTGGGCGTTGGCAGTGGTGATAACGTCATCTAGGATAATCAGGTCAGCACGGGCACCGTAAATCTGACCACCAATACCAAGGGCTTGAATCGTAGGGTCCTTCTCGGATGAGTCACGAGCCTCTTGACCTAGGTAGACCGTATCAGTCTTCCAGGTGTCGGAGTCTTCTTTCCAGCCACCAGAGGGTCCATAGACCTGCTGCAACTTAGCATAGCGTGGATGGCTAAGTCTTTGCTTGATGGAGTAGACGAACTCACGGGCTTTAGTTAAAGTTTTGGACACCACAATAATGCGGACGTTAGAATCCAAGGCAATACGGTAGGTGCTATAGCCTACGGTGATTACAGTGGATTTGGCGTGCTCAGGTGGCACGTTAATTAAGATACGATTCTTGCTGGCTTTTTCGTAAGACATAGATGGGTGAAGCCAGGATGGCTCATTACCCTCCAGGACATCAATCCAGTCCTGTTGGTGGGGGAATACTTCATTACCTAAGAACTCTTTGGAGAATGTGGCGAAGTCTATGTTCTTGCCGTTGTCGCTTCCCAGGGTGACCTTCATAAGGTCTGAACCCTTGGTGCGTGCTATCTCTAGGTTCTTGGAGAATACGGGGTCTTTGAGCCAAGCCTTTAGAACATCGGGCTTACGACCTGCCATGGATATGGCAACTCGCACCTCAATGCCAGTTTCTACTAGGGCTATAACTTTAAGTTTATCTTCTCTTAGACGTACAACGTTGTGGTGCTCAGCACCGCCTTTGGCTGCCATATCAAGTTATCCTAACTTAAGCATTCACCTGATATTATCATCAAATAAAATGATATAAAAATTACCTATATAAGTGCCCCTTTAGGGGCACACAGTTACAGCCCTTAAGGGGCTGTTTGGTTACGTTAGGCAGCCCCAAAAGGCTGCCATTGTGTTGTGTGCGCTCAAGGCGCACTTATGTTATTTTGCCCTACATATATACTAACCCTGTTATAAAGGGACTGTAACGTTTCGTTATCAAATTGTTATAAACTATTTTTAAAGTTGTTTATCCAATGGGTTTTGGTTGTGTGCCTATTACGTAAATACTGG